TCTATCATGACTTTTGGGTTGCTGGTATGAGTGCTATTGTACCGTTAGGCTTTGAATTAGAAGATATTAGTGGTGCACCTTATATAGCTAAACCTGTTACAATAAAGGGAAGAAAGAAACGTATTGGTTTAAGATGGCAAGGCTCTACTCAGTTTGAACATGAGCACCATAAAGCGTTTCCTTACCAGTTGATGTTTGATGCTGTTAAGAGTGATGAATATGAATTTATAAGTCTGCAAAGAGATGCTGGTGTAGAGGCTACACCGATGTGGGTTAAGCAAGTGCACCTTGATAGTTGGGAAGATACTAGAGCTGCTGTAGCGAGTTGTGATTTGGTTATAAGTTCTTGTACAAGCGTGAGCCATTTGGCTGCAGCTATGGGGATTGAGACGTGGGTGGTGACACCAATTATGCCGTACTTCCTATATGCACTAGAAGGCGAAGCAACCCCATACTACGACAGTATGAAGCTTTTTAGACAAGAAATATTTGGCGAATGGGAAGCACCATTTGCATTAATTAAAGAGAGATTGGAGAACTAAATGTCAACAAAATATCCCGGTGGAATTATAAAAGCGACGGTCACACCACCTACGACAAGCTCAGCGCCGGGCATATGGACATTGGAACAAGCTGCCTATTGGATAAAACAAGGTAGTTGGCCTTTTCCAGCTTTACCGGGGTTGTATTCTTGGGGTAGGAATAATTATGGGCAGTTAGGTTTAGGTGATATAACTAACCGTTCAAGTCCTGTACAAGTAGGTGCACTTACAACTTGGCTTAATATTGCAGGTGGACGATTTCACACCGTTGCCACTAAGAGTGATGGTACGCTCTGGTCTTGGGGTAGGAATAATTTTGGGCAGTTAGGTTTAGGTAATATAACTAACTACTCAAGCCCTAAACAAGTAGGTGCTCTCACAACTTGGTCTAATATTTCTACAAAACAATATCACACTCTAGCCACTAAAACTGACGGTACGCTCTGGTCTTGGGGGTATAATACTAGTGGCCAGTTAGGTCTTGGTAATACAACTAACTACTCAAGCCCTAAACAAGTAGGTGCTCTTACAACTTGGTCTAAGATTGCAGGGGGAGAATCCTTTTCTTTAGCAGTTAAAACTGATGGCACTCTTTGGTCTTGGGGGAATAATGACTATGGTCAATTAGGTCTTGGTAATACAACTAGCCGTTCAAGTCCTGTACAAGTAGGGGCTCTTACAACTTGGTCTAAGATTGCGGGTGGAGCTCTTATCTCTTTAGCAACTAAAACAGATGGCACTCTTTGGTCTTGGGGCCAAAACAACTGGGGACAGTTAGGTCTAGGCGATATAACTGATCGTTCTAGTCCTGTACAAGTAGGTGCACTTACAACTTGGCTTAATATTGCATGTGGAGACGCTTCTAGTTTAGCAGTTAAAACTGATGGCACTCTTTGGTCTTGGGGGTTAAATACTACTAGTGGCCAGTTAGGTCTTGGTAATACAACTAACTACTCAAGCCCTAAACAAGTAGGTGCACTTACAACTTGGTCTAAGATTGCATGTGGAGACGCTTTTAGTTTAGCAACTAAAACAGACGGTACTCTATGGTCTTGGGGGAATAATAGCGAAGGCCAATTAGGTCTAGGAAATATAACTTACTACTCTAGCCCTAAACAAGTAGGTGCACTAACCACTTGGTCTAAAATTGCAGGCGGGTTATGGTCTACTATAGCCATAACTTCTTAAACAAATTCAACAAACAAAAGGAAACAAAAATGACACAATTATATGTTCAGGTGATTGACGGCGCTATGGCGCAATGTTGGGATACTCCTCCTCCAGTGCCAGTAGGTCAAGATGGTTGGAAGTATGCTATTGAGATTATTCCTACTACTATACCTTACCAACAAGGCTTAAATGGTCCAGTCTATGATTGCACTAAAGACCCTGTTGAGATCGTATGGACAGTTTATGAAATCTCTATTGATAGCCGTAAGTCTAATATGAAGGGTCAGAACTCAGGCCAATTCAACCAAGTTGTAGCTTATGAAGCGCAAACTGAAACTGACGGCAACCCTAATACTAACTACGATGCTCAAGTAGTTGCAGATGCTCAAACGCGTTATGAAAGAATTAATGTTGAGATTACTGCAGCAACTACGCAAGATCAGCTAGATGTGATCCAACAAGAACTAAATGCTTTCGTACCGCCATCTAACTAATATGAAGTTAAATCTTGGATGTGGGTATAACCAACTTGAAGGCTACATTAATGTAGATCAAGACCCACGTTGTAAGCCCGATGTTGTAGCAGACTTAGAGAAGACTTTGCCTTTTGAGGATAGCTCAGTAGATGAAATTGCTCTAACTCACGTGCTAGAACATCTGGGTCAAGATACTAAAACTTACCTAAACATATGGAAAGAGTTCTACCGTGTGCTAAAAGACCAAGGCGTTATAAAGATTGTAGTGCCTCATCACTTGCACGAGAACTTCCATCATGATCCTACGCACTGTAGGAAAGTAACACCTGTAGGTGTGGATATGTTTAGTCAAGAAAGGAATCTTCATACGATTGAGACAGGTGGCTCTGAGACTACGTTAGGTTTGCAGTGTGGTATTGATATAGGCGTTACTGAAGTTGGGTACGACCTCATGCCAGAAGTACAAAAAGAGCTTCAAGGGCAACCATACCATATAATAGAGCGTGAAGTTAATAAACGTAACAACGCCTGTTTTCAAGTGCAAATCAATGCTAAAGCCCACAAACCTGCAAGAGGTGATGTATAATGAGTTTTAAGTTAAGCGAGAAGTCTTTAAAGCGGTTAGAGGGGGTGCACCCTGATTTGGTAAAGGTAGTACAACATGCCATTACTATAACGCCTTTAGATTTTGTGGTACTTGAAGGTTTACGCTCTAAAGAAAGACAACGCTATTTGGTAGATAAAGGTGCTTCTAAAACGATGGATTCTTACCATATTACAGGCCATGCAGTGGATATAGCACCTATAGTGGGGGGAGAAGTTTCATGGGATTGGAAGTACTATAATGCCTTATCTGCCTTCATTAAAGAGGCTGCGCAAGATGTCGGGGTTTTTATAGAATGGGGTGGAGACTGGAAGACTTTTAAAGACGGTCCTCACTGGCAGATACATAGATAATTAGGAGTTAACAATGGCGTTTTTCTCGTGGGTACTAGCAAGATTGCAAGAAAGCTCAACATGGTACGGCCTAGCGGCTATACTAACAACTGCAGGGTTAAACTTAGATCCTGCTCTTAGTAAAGAAATTGTAAGCTTCGGTGTAAGTGCTGCTGGCTTTATTGCTGTTATAACTAAGAACAAAACATAATGCTTGGGTTTGCTCCTCTTGCGACTATACCAATAGCGGACATACTGCTAGGAAACACTGTCACTCTAGCGGGGCAAAACCTAACCTTAACGCAATCCTCTGTCTCAGCTGCAATATCAGCTACCATAAACCTTACAGGGCAAACAGCCCTTGTATTGACTCAAAACTCTACATCCGTAACCGCCACAGCAAGCTACACGCTGGTAGGCCAAAGCCTAGCATTTACTCAAAACAACCTAAGTATAACAGCTAGTAGTGTAAAGTTGCTTTTGGGTCAAGTGGCAATGAACTTAGCTCTCAATTCAGTAGAGGCTACAGCAGCGGCAAATGCAATATTAACAGGGCAAACAGCCCTTGTGCTGACTCAAACCGATGTAGCTGTAACAGCTGCATCTAACTACGAATTAATAGGCCAGTCTCTAACACTAACACAAAATAGTACAAAAGAGGCTGTAGCGCCTACATTAGGCAGCCAAAACATGCAATTAACCTTGCATTCTATGCGTATGTGGAACAAAATAGACCCATCGCAGAACCCTAATTGGACGAGCATAAATACAACGCAATCATCAGGTTGGACTGAAATAAACACTGCTCAGAATCCCGATTGGACTGAAATACCTACTTAAGAGATACGAAGATGCCGAGTACATATAGCTCTAATTTACGCATACAACTAATCGCCTCTGGCGAGCAAGCCAATCAATGGGGTATTACAACTAATACCAACTTAGGAACTCTTATAGAGCAAGCCATTGCAGGTTTAGCCAGCATAGATGTTACTGCGGGAAATGTTACCTTAACTGCTTTGAATGGGGTATCTGACCAATCTAGACAAATGGTTCTTAGCATAACGGGAACTCCGGGAGTTTCAAGACAGATACTAGCCCCTGCTGTATCTAAGGTGTATGTAGTTGCTAATGACTCTGATAGTGACGTCGAGATAATAACTACGGCAGTTGGTAGTTCGGGCATTACGGTTACTCCGGGCATTGCCACTATGGTCTATAGTGATGGGGTTGACTTTTTTACAGCTAACGACAATGTGCTTGCTACCTATGCGCCTAATGTTGCGGTTATTACAGATGCTCTTGGTATATTGACAGGCTCTGCAGTTACAGATACGGAACTAGGATACTTAAGTGGGGTTACATCCCCAGTACAAGATCAGATAAACTCCAAGTTCGCCGCTAATTTTATTCTAAGCCTATAACGGGGGCATATAGATGCCTTTACAATACCTACAATTTAGGCCGGGCGTATCAAGAGAGTCTACAGATTTAGCTAACTCAGGTGGTTGGTATGCCTGTGATAAGATACGCTTCCGTTCAGGTATGCCTGAAAAGATAGGGGGTTGGGCACCAGCTACGTCAGCTACGTTCCTTGGAGACTGCAAACACATTGTAGAATGGGTTACTTTATCTGGGTTCTATCTGCTAGGACTGGGGACTAACTTAAAATACTACATATATTCTGGCGGTGCGTACTTTGATATAACCCCAATACGAGTTACTTTAGACCTCCCTACAAACCCTTTTCTACCTATATACTCTACTTTAAATGCTAGTATTACGGCTACAGATACGTCTTTTGATGTCGTTAGTGGAACGTCTTTTACTCGTTTAGCCCCGTATATTATTAAGATTGACTCCGAAGAGATATGGGTAAGCACCGCATCTATTAATACTTTATCAGGTTGTATTCGTGGATATAACGGAACTACTGCCGCTGCACATAGTGCAACCACTCCGGTAACAAGCTCTTGGGTAACAGTAGACTCTCCATATAACCATGCAACACCTAATGACTTTGTAACTTTTAGTGGCGCTACGGCGTTCGGTCCTTATACAGTAGATGACCTTAATAAAGAATACGAAATAAAATACACTGATGCTGCTTATATCAATATAGACACAGGGGTTCAATCTACTTCAGTAACTGCGGGTGGCGGCTCTGCTCCTGTTGTAGCGGCTTATCAAGCAACTACTGGGTTAAACACTACTAGCTTTGGTGCTGGTTGGGGTGCAGGTCCTTGGAATGGAAATCATGGGTGGAATACCCCCTATCAAAGTAATGGAATTGAAGACGAGCTTCGTTTATGGAGTGCTGATACCTTTGGGCAAGACTTATTCTTTAATGCTGAGTACGGTCCTATCTATTACTATGCAGGGTCTAATGTAACTTTAAGCGGTCAAATAACAGGTCGTGGGATTAATATTCGTGCTATGGGGGGAACTGATGGGTTTGCTCCTGCTGTGGGTACTCGGGTGTTTGTTACTGAAGAGCGCCATGTTGTTGTACTAGGGACTAATGACCCTACGCTTCCTGTTGTTTCTGCAGGTAGTTTTGTACTAGGAACAGCTTATGTTATTGATAGTGTAGGAACTACAGACTTTACACTTCTTGGTGCAGCTAAAAACGAAATAGGGCAGTACTTTATAGCTACAGGGGCGGGCTCAGGAGCCACTACAGGAACAGCGATTAACGCTGTGAGAGACCCTCTATTAGTACAATGGTGCGACCAAGAAAACCCACTTATCTGGGACCCTGCAGATATAACAAACACTGCTGGATTTTATAGGCTCACTAATGGTAGTGAGATAGTTACCTCAGAGAAGACACGTAAAGAAGTTTTAATTTGGACAGACTCGGCTATCTACTCTATGCAGTATCAAGGGCAGCCTTTTATATTCGGGTTTAATCTCGTCTCTGCTGAAATAACTATAGCTTCTCCAAATGCGGCTACTACGGCTAACGGCATTACTTACTGGATGGGTATTGATAAATTCTATGCTTATTCTGGGCGTGTAGACACGCTTCCTTGTTCGTTAAGACAGTATATATTTGATGACTTTAACACCGACCAATCAGCTCAAGTATGTTCTGGCACTAATGAAAAGTACAATGAGATCTGGTGGTTTTATCCTTCTGCAGACTCTGAAGTCATTGACCGTTATGTTATCTACAACTACCTTGAAAAGCTTTGGTACTACGGGCAAATGGAACGCACTGCGTGGCTAGACTCACATATACAGGGACTTCCTTGGGCTACTGTTGATGGTATGTTGGTGCAGCATGAAAGTAGTGTGGACAATGGGTTAACTAATCCTCCTAGTGCGATTGTAAGTTATATAGAGAGCGCCGATTTTGATATTGGTGAGGGCGATCAGTTTTCTTTTGTTAAGCGGGTTATTCCTGACGTTGACTTTATTGGTTCTACCGTACCTGCTCCTTCAGTTGTTATGACTATATCTGCTAGAAACTTTCCGGGGCAAGGTGTTTTTACTTCTGCTGACGCTCCTGTAATTGCAGGTAATAAAGTGACTACTCAGGTGTATGATTACACCGATCAAATATGGATACGCTTAAGAGGTAGACAGGTAGCCTTTAGAATTGGTAGTGAAGATTTAGGTATAAAGTGGCAGTTGGGAACTCCTAGACTCGAAGTGCAACCTGATGGGCGCAGGTAAATATGAAAAATCCCGGCTTTAGTATTCCAACTCCTGACGTACTTCCACTGCCACCGCTTGAGTATGATGTGCAGTATATGAACTCTTTGATACGGTTACTGAACTACTACATACAACAGCAAGCTAATCCGGGGCATTTACGTGGTACTGATCTTGTGATTACTCTAACGGGGGCGGGTGCCGTACAGCCTGTAGCTTCTATAGAACATATAATAGACCCTGCTAGTGCCTTAGTGAATAAAACGATTGTTAATATTGCGGACCTTCCAACTTCCGCTACTGGGTTAAGTTCTGGTGATGTTTGGAATAGTGCTGGCACCCTTAAAATTGTATAGAGATTAATCATGGCATATAACACAACTGCAAAAGGCTTAGCTGCTCTAGGGCGTGAAGGCGATAACACCTTAATACACGTAAGCAAAGACGAACTAGCTGGGCTTCAATCATTATTAGGCCCTGTATCAACTAACCCACACACAGGTCTTCCAGAAGCATTTTCTTGGAAAAAAGTACTAGAAACGGCACTTATAGGTATTGCTGGGGCGTATACAGGAGGCGTAGGTGCAGCTGCTTTAGGCGGTGGGGCTCTAACAGGAGTAGGAGTAGGTGCTAGTACTGGGGCTTTACTTGGAGGGGTATCAAGCGCAGCTGAAGGTAAAGGTTTTGGTTCTGGTGCAATAGGCGGAGCACTATCTGGTGGTGTGGGTGGTTATGGTGGGGTAGGTAGTTTTGATGCCGCTGGAGCAGGTTTAGACACCGCAGGTAAAGCAGGATTGGGCCAACCCATTCCTTCTAGTGTAAATACGTTTCCATCTGTAGAAGCAAGTGAAAAAGTTGGCGCGGCAATGACGAATACTACAGACGTCCCTCTTACAAGTAGATTAGGTTCCGCAGCTACACAACAAGCTAAAGGGATGTTTACAAATAAAGCAGGTATGGAGTCTTTACTCTACCCTGTAGGCACAGGCACTGCACTAGGTACAGCGGCTACTGATATGATTCAGCAAAACGCCGCTTATAAAAAACAAGCTGAGCAAGAACAAGCTCAAATTGACGCTAATGAACAACAGCAACAACAATATTTTAAAGACTTAGGATACCCCTTAGCGTCACTTTCTAGCCTTAATAGCCCTGATACTCAAACACAGTTTAACTACTATAAAGACATAATTACGCCTAGAGGTGCCGCAACTGGGGGGTCTATGAACGTGCAAATCCCAGTATGGGGGGTTCCTGTATCATTCACGTTGCCTCCTAAATATAGCTCTATGATAGAAAAACTAGACGTTCCTTATGAACAAAACGAAATTAAAAATGAGCTAGGAATGGCGAATGGGGGGTATGTTAATACACAGCCTATAAACCCAAATGCTTTTTACCCACAATCTCAAATACACAGTGCTAGACCTTATCCAGCATCTACTCCACAACGCCACGAGGTTATCCAAGGGTTTGAAGACGGTGGTATGCTAGATGGTCCGGGTGATGGCATGTCTGATGACATCCCTGCTAATATAGATGGTGAAGAAGAGATTAGGTTGGCTGATGGTGAGTTTGTTGTACCGCCTGATTTAGTACGTATGTTAGGTTTTGGTGATCCTGAAAAAGGGGCTAAGCTTCTAGATAATCTACTGCCTATAGTAAGACAAGCGGCGCATGGTAAAAAAGAACAGATTAAACAAGATAGTGGTAAATTAGCTGCTGAGAAAATGGTTGCAAGAGCTATGAGAAAAGGAGGATAAATGATATCTCAAGATGAAGTAAAAAATTTATTCCTTTATGTCCCAGAGGCAAAAGGGTCTAATTTAATATGGAAAGTTGATATGCCTTACCATAAAGTAAAAGGCAAACTAGCGGGTAGCCCTAACAATGAAGGGTATTGGCACATTAAAATACAGTCTAAATTATATAAAGCCCACAGATTAGTATGGCTTTTACATAATGGAGTATGGCCAGTAAAAGGACTAGACCACATAGACGGAAATAAAAACAATAATGCAATTGAAAATCTTAGAGAGGCCACTGATGCGGAAAATGGCCAGAATAGAAAAATAGCTAGTAATAATACTTCTGGGTATATAGGCGTGTCTTGGCATAAAGGGCATAAAAAATGGGGGGCCAGTATACGAAGTAATAATAAACAACATCATTTAGGATACCACGCTACGCCTGAAAGTGCCCATAACGCCTATATAGAGGCCAAAAAAAGTATGCATATGTTTAATCCTATTTTACGAGCCGCATAATGAACTCCGTTCAGACCCAAGGAATCGTAAACTCTATTGATGAGCTGGCAGTGTGTATACAGGCTAAAGTGGACAGTGGCGAACTGCAAGGTGTAGAAACGCCCTTAACTCACTATCATACAAAAGAGTTATACGGGCGTAGGATCATTGTCCCCGCAGGGTGCTTTTTTACTACAAGAGTGCACAAAACAGACCATATATCTGTGGCTTTTAGAGGGCGTATAACAATGCTTAACTCTGAGGGTGAATCTCAAGAAGTAACTGCCCCTGATATGTTTGTAACACCAGCTGGAACGCACCGTGTAGTTTATGTGCATGAAGAAGTGGAATTTGCTACTATACACGCATGTACTGAACAAGATGATAATAACGTAGTTGAAGTGCTTTCGTTTAATACAATGGCGGAGTACTTGGATAATCAGTTAAGAATAGGAGCAGAACAATGAGCCTTATAGCGGCGTTAACAGCGGTAGGAACAGGAATTACCTTTGGGGCGGCAACAGGCACAACAGCAGCTGTACTGGGAGGCATAACAGTTGGAGGAACTGTAGGTGCAGGTGTAGGAGCAATAAAAGCAGCAGCCTCTGGAGAGGATGTAGGTAAAGGCGCCCTTATGGGAGGAGTTGGTGGCGCAGTGACTGGCGGGGTAGCTCCGGGATTAGGTTCGGCAGTTGCCGCACCCCTTACTTCTGCAGTTGGTTCTACAGCTACGGGAGCTGTAGTTGGAGGGGTTGCTGGTGCCGCAGGGGGAGCAGCCAGCGCAGCGACAGGAGGGCAAGACGTAGGTAAAGGAGCCCTATTAGGTGGAGCTACTGGTGCTGTTGCTGGTGGAGCGGCTGGTGCTGCTGGACCTAGTCCTGTAGCCGGGACTCCCGCAACTGCCGGGACTCCTTTACCCGCACAAACACCTATGCCTTCTTTAACAGAAATAGGTACTAATGTCCCCGGAGGCGCCGGAAACACTGTTGGTTTAGCTTCAGCAACTCCTGAATCAGGAGGGGCTTTAAGTGGTCTAGCAGATAGTGCTGCATCTGGGATAAGTAAAGCTGGAGTCCCTATAACAGGCGATCAACTAAGTACAGGACTTAACGCATTAGGTGCAGGGGCTGTAACCGATTACGCAGGACAGAGCATAGTAGACGCTCAAGACGCCGCTAAGAAAGCAGAACAACAAAACGCTCAAGGAGCTATAGACTTTGCAAATCAAAATCAGGCGGGTATGGCAAATTTAAAAGGTTTAGGTTTTGGGGCTCCTTCAGGGCCACTATCTTCATTAAGTGGTATTGGTAAAGCTACTGGAGGTCTTACAGCTCTTGCACATGGAGGTCAAATCCCCCTTAAAGATGGCGCGTATATTATCCCTGCTGATGTAGTAAGTGCTTTGGGTAATGGCTCCTCTAAAGCAGGTGCAGAGTTTTTAAGACATCTTATGATGGAAGTGCGTAAAGAAGCAATTAACATTCAAGGCTTAGGAGCGGCTAAGAAACATGGCGCTTAAAGTCCAACAAGTCCCACTAGAATACGTAAACCAAACATGGGATCATGTGGAGCATTTCTTAGAGGCAGCCCTTAAGTATGCTTGTGGGGACTACAATATTGAAGAAGTAAGAGTGATGGTATCACTAGGGTCATGGCAGCTTATTGTTGCTACTGATGAAGAAAATACTATACACGGAGCCTTAGTTGTGTCTTATTTTAATAGACCTGCTGACAGAGTTGGATTTGTGGTTGCTATTGGTGGTAAACTAGTATCTAACAGAGCTACATGGGCTCAATTTGAAGACATACTCCGGTCAAACGGTGCTACTTATTTAGAAGGTGCTGGTCGTGAATCTATAGTTAAGCTATGGTCTCGATACGGCATGAAGCAAAAATATATAATTACAGGTAAATCCCTATGATATTCAAACCAAGTAGTCTTTCAAAACTATTTTTTACTTACATCTGCCCTAGATTCTATGGCGGTGCGCCAGCTACTCCTTCAAGTACTACATCTACTCAGACTATCAATCAGTCGCCGTGGCAGAACCCAGTGTACCAAGCTCTTATGTTAGGAACTGCGGATAAACCCGGACCAATTACTAGTATGCTACGCTCTAGCGCTGGACAAACAGCGGCTTGGAATGACATGCTTAGGAAAGGGTATAATCCAGTACCCACACAGTCTCAGTTTGTTCCCCCTTATACAACGGCTCCTACGCCATCTGCAGAAAACCCTGTAGGGACTAAACCTACTGTTCCTACTGTTCCTACTGTTCCTATAGTTACCCCCTCCGCAGATCAACAACAAGCGGCTCGCGGTGGGATAATGTCTTTACAAGGCTACGCAAAGGGTGGACAACCTACTGTAAAACAGCAGATTGCAAAACTACAAAACGCAGTAAAGGGGGAGACCCCCAAACAAAAAGCGGATCGCATACAAAAAATAATAGATTTGGGGGGCGCTCCTAATCCAGCGAATACGACTTTTATGCAGAACTATATTGACTCTACAGGTAATAAGTATGAGGGCGCTATAGACTTAAAAACAGGGATGGAAAAACCTAGACCTAGAGGGGTTACAGAGTCGGCTGAAGACTATACTAAATATTTATCAGAAGCGGCGGCTGGTGGGGCTACTATAACAGCGGCTCAAAAAAAACTGTACCCTAATGTAGATACCACCCCTCCTAAAACAGCAGAACAAGCCACAGCGGACGCTAACTTAAAAAACACTATTGGTACGGCAAATACATCTGTAACTGCTGATACTGAGCCTGTTTGGAAAGACGGTATTGTAGGCGGCACTATAGTAGGGTATAAGTCTACAAACCAAGATTTTTTAGACCTTCAAGAAAAGGCTAGAAACCTAACTACTCCAGAGCAGTTTAAAACCGCAACAGATATGTACGGAAGATCTTCAGCGGGCTTAGAAGAAGCAGCGAAGTACAAACCTACTGATATCTCTGCCAATAAAGCAGACGTAGCTAATGCGCAAGCCGCTCAGTTAGATAGATCTAGCGTTCGTGATATAGCTGCTCAAAAAGCTCAGGTAGAAAGATATAAAGCCGCAATGATGAGTGCCCCATCTGATATAAGCGCGCAAAACTACCAAGCGGCCCTAGCTGATTTAAACCAAATGCAAGGTCCTAAGTCTTGGACAGATCAAGGCACATCAGCACAATATATGTCTCCTTACATGCAAAACGTAGTAGACATACAAAAAAGAGAAGCTAATAGAGACTACGCTAAACAACTACAAGAGTTAAACAAACAAGCTACAGCTGCAGGTGCTTATGGTGGATCTCGTCAAGCTATTGAAAGGTCTGAAGCAGCTCGTAACCAAGCTATGAGACTAGGTGATATAGAAGCGCAAGGGTTAGAAAAAGCATATCAGTCAGGTATGGGGCAGTTCTCTGCAGAACAAGGTCTAGGGTTACAAGCGGGGCAAGCTAACTTATCGGCTGCGCAACAAACAGCTCAACAAAACCAAACTGCAATTAACCAACAACGTGCACTATATGTTCAACAAGCTCTCGATGCTGCTAAAGTAAACTATGGAGGGCAGTTAACTGCGGCTCAACAAAACCAAGTAGCTCAAAATGCAGCCTCTCAATTCAACGCATCTGCTCAAAACTTAGCTAACAACAATTTTGTTCAACAGCAGTTGCAAGCTCAACAAGCAAACCAAGGTATGGACTTTAATGTTGGGCAAATGAACACAACTAATCAACAACAGACTAACTTGGCAAATGCTGGTGCGGCGAATACAGCTAATAACGCTTACGCACAAAATCAGTTGGCAGCAGGGCAAGCAAACCAACAAGCGGGATTAACTGCTAACCAACAAGGTATTTCTGCACTTCAAGGTGTTGGTCAAAATGCCTCAGGTCTAACAAATACAGGCACAGCGGCAAATCAAGCAGGATTAGCAAACTTAGGAGCTCAAGGACAAGTAGTTCAAGCTCAACAAGCGCTGTCTCAAGCAGGCGTCAATGCTAACCAACAAACCGCTCAGAATGCCCTTGATTTTACTAACCAAGCTAACGCTGGGGCTGTTAATGCCGCATCAGGTCAAGGCATGCCAGTTTCAGGACCCTCAACAACTCAAACCACAGGTACTCCAGCTAATTGGGCTCGTGGTGGACTCATTAAAAACGGTAAAGTAAGCAAAAGAGGTGTGAAATAATGAGTGCTCCAGTAACTAATCAATCTTATATCCAGCAAAATAACCAGCTTTTTGATTGGGCAAAAACAGCTACCCCACAGCAGATAGAGGCGGCTAAACAAGGGCTACCAAAAGACTCTCCTCTGTTATTAGCTATAGGTATGGGTGTTCAGTACCAACAACAAGCTAGAGCCCCACACCCACAGGCTCCACAAAAGACTGTAATGGAGCAAAAGTTAGGTGAGTTTGCGCAGACTTCACCACAAGGACTACCTTCAGTAGGTGGGAACCAAATGGCTATGCAACAAGTAGACCCAATGCGAGGTGCAGGAATAGGCGTAGCTCCTGAAAATACTTCAGCTCCACAACAAGCGGCTACAGGTGGGTTAGTTGCACTGGCTCGTGGGGGTGAGATCAGACATTTTGTACAAGGCGGTCCTCTAAGTAATCTTAATATAGACCCTAATGATCCAAACTTAGAAACCCTATTTAACGAAGAATCTGCAGCAGCAGATGTTGCTGTTGCTAATGAGGAACTAGGGGGTAGTCTACCTGCTGATGATATTCAGTATGGCATTGGGTCTTTAGGCAAAAAACGTGCTGAAGCAGTACATAAAAAACTACTAGATAAAGAAAAAACAGATAAGAAAGCTCCTTCAGATAAAGGTGTTGTATCAATGCCCGGAGAAGACTATACGCCATCTGATATATCAGGGCTAGGCAACTACTTTAATAAAGAAAAAAATACATACGAACCTGCTAAGCTTAAAACACCTAAACTTCGAGAAGAGCCTATAGGTAAACATGACGTAGTTCAAAAAGCAAACCCAACCAGCTCAGCTGCACGTAATGAGGCAGCGCCTACTGCTAAAGGAGAAACTTACTCTCCTGCTGCTATTGATGCCGCCATTGCAGAAATTGCTAGATTACGTGGCCCTGACGCTGACATGTCTGAAGAAGTAGCTATGGCTAAAGAAGCAATGGCTAATGCTAATAGGGATAAAAAACTCGGTGCATTAGCTCAGGGTATAGGCGGGATGCTATCTGCTCAGACTCCGTATATGAGTCAAGCTCTAGGTGCAGGGTTATTATCAGGTGTATCGGGGTATCAACAAGGTGCTAAAGAAGAGAGTGCTGCAGAAAAAGAGTTGAGGGCACTACAAATGGCTCAGAAGAAATCTGCTCTTGCAGGACATAGAGAAGCTACCGATTTGTATTTAGCACAACAGGCTAAACAAAGAGAGGCAGCGGCAGCGGCAGCAGCTAAGGCGCATGAGCTAGGGTATAACAGAGAAACTGAGCTTATGAAAGGGCAACAGACTGGGTTGTTCGGTCAGTTGAATAAACAAGCAGATATTACGGCTAACTTAGAACTTGAAGGCTTTAAGCAAGGTAATAGAATGGAACAAGCTGCTTATGAAGCTCAGTTAAAACAAATTGCTGCTGAAGCAGACCCAAAGACTAGACAAGCTTTAGTAACATCATTAGTGGCAGCAGGATCAAAAGGAGGGCTTACCTTAGATGATGTGTATGGTGATTTGGATAGATGGATGAATTATGTAAATCAAGGGTCTCAAGCTGCACCTCAATCAGGAGGGTTTGGCCAGCCTTTAAAAGGTGGGATGTTCTTAAAATAAAGTATAATATCTTCTATACTAACAAACACTAGACGGAAGCAGCATGGCTAATACAGAAATAGATCCTTTTGCATATAACCCTGCTGCCGCCGCCAGCATATTCGGAGAGTTGCCTCCACAAGCAGCTCCTAAAGAAGTAGATATCTCCCAGTACCTCCCTCAAGCGCAGCCTATGCAAGGGCGTAGCTCATCTTATGATGAGGCGTTTCAACAAGCAGAAAGTCAGTATGGGCTGCCTAGCGGTCTTCTCTCTACTATAGGGTTTCATGAAAGTAGGTTTAATCCTAAAGCAGAAAGTCCTGCTGGTGCTAAAGGTTTGATGCAGTTTATGCCAGCAACTGCTAATGAGTACGGTATTAATGCACGAGATCCATATGCATCTATTGATGCTGCTGGTAAGAAGATGTCAGGGCTGGTTAAGTATTATAATGGTGATATGGCTAAGGCTGTTGCTGCTTATAACTACGGCGAAGGCAATCTCAATAAGGCTATACGTAAAGCAGGGGATAACTGGATATCAGCTGTTCCTAGAGAGACACAATTTTATGTTTCCAAAGTACTGGGCGGTCAGCCGCAAGGTCAAGAGGCGCAAGGACCACAAGAAGATACTTATCCTATACCTCTAGCAAGCGGTAGAACTTTGTACGCTCCTAAAGGAATGCCACGAGAAGAAGCTTTGGCAAGTGCAAGAGCTCAAGGTGTAGATGCAGTTGGGTTGCGTGATATTTCTCTAGCTAGTGGAAAGACTTTACAAGTACCTGAGCATTTAACTGATGAGGAAGCTATTAAGCAAGCCTCTGAAGCGCATCCTGATATAGACTTTACCCTTGCTAAAAAAGAAACTCCTAGTCGTACTGTACCCCAAGCTGTAAAAGATATTGGTGTAGGCACCATGAAAGGGGGTGTGGGATTAGGTCAATCTTTAGTAGGTTTAGTAGACATACTTACACCGGGGCAGTTTGGTAAGAGCTTAGAAGAACACGGCATTAATCTTGAAAAGGCTCAACAGTACCTAGATACACAGTATTCTCCTCAACAACAAGAAGCTATTAATAACTTAGCTCAAGCTCATGGGTTTAGAAATATTCTACAAGCTGCTGTAGAGAACCCAACTGCTGTTATATCTATGGCTGGTGAATCTTTACCTCAAGTAATTGGTGGCGGTGTTGTTGGTGCAGGGGCTAAGCTTGCAGGTTTAGGACGATTTGCTGCAGCTGGTTTGGGGCAAGGTTCTATGACCGCAGGTAGTACTGGAGAGACTGTAAGAACTGCAACTCCTGAAAGAGAATTAACTACTAAAGGGCAAGTGGCTGCATTAGGTGCAGGGGCTGTTGAAGCTGCTCTAGGTAAGTATGGTAGTGAGTTTGTTACTAAGATAGGGGGTATTGACCCTAACTTATTGATTATGGGTGAAGTTAAGAAATTAGCTGTTGATACTGTTGGAGAAGTAGCTGAGAACCCAAAATTCTTTACTACCGTATTAAAGTCACTAGTCGGTGAAGGTGTAGAGGAAATACCTCAAGAAGCCCAAGCACAGATGTTTCAAAACTATGCTACGTATAAGCCGCTGCTTGAAGGCGTAGAAGATGCCGCTACTAAAGGCCTTATCACAGGTGCTGTTACAGGTGCAGGAGCAGGAACTGTTGGGGCACTCTCAGCTCAACCAACTCCAGAGATAACACCAGAAGTAGCACCACCAGAAGCGGGAGCAGTACCCCCAGAGGCAGAAGTAGAAGAGGAAGAAGCACCTAAGTTTGAAATTACTCCAGAGATTGCAGGGTATGTAGCCCAAGCTGAGGCAGTAAAGAAAGGTGTTAAACAGGCACCAGTGGTTGAACAAGTAGTGGCAGGAGCACCAGCGGCAGAACAAGTAGTGGCAGGAGCACCAGCGGTTGAAGAAGTAGTGCCTGAGCCTACTGTAAAAACTAAGAAAGAAAAGCCTGTAAAGATTGAACCTACATGGCTGACAGAAACATTAGGGTTACCTGAATCAAGTGCAGTATATAAACGAATAGCATCTCAAGGGCTAGATATAAACAACCCTGAACAGCACGATGCTATTGATAGGGCTCTTGCGCCTCTTAGCACTAATAAAAAAATAAGCGGAGATCAGTGGTCTGTCTTAGACCAACGTATGGAAGCAGTAAAACAAGGACAACCTATACCTACACCGGAGATCCAAAATGCCCAGCAAATCCCCAGCCCAAGCCCGATTGTTCGCGATGGCGGCACACAACCCCAAGAAGGCCAAGCAGTTGAAAATATCCCCCAAGCTGGCGAAGGAGTGGAACCAAGCAGACAAGGGGAGCCCATTGCTCAAAAAGGCGTTGAAGAAAAAGAAGTAGCACCTGAAGTAGCTCTGCCACAAGGTATAAAAGTACCTAAAGTACAAGTTCCAGAAGTAAAAGCACCTACTGAAAAACCAGTAAAAGGGTTAAATGCAGTACAGAAACGCTATAAAGAGCATATTGTTAATGGTACTTTAGATGAAGCCGATGATGCTGTTAAAGATCTTAACAATACCCTAAGAACTAGTGATCCTCTTTTATGGGATAGCCTACAAAAAACCCATACCCAAGCTAAGCAAGCTAAAAAAGCAGTTGCGAAAGTAGTTGCAGAAACAGCTAGAGTTGAAAGAGTACAAAAAATAGCTGAGCGAGAGAAACTAGAAACACCTCCTGCAACAGGACTAAAAGCAGTGGTAGCTAAAGCTACTAAACGTACACCTGAAGATATAAGGGTGGCTGTTGAACGTAAGAAAGCATTAGATGCTCAGATAACACAAGAACTGCAAGGTATACAGGCTGCTCATCCTGAAGATATTATTGAGCCTATAGTTGAAGTTAAAAAGCCTGAGCCTATAGTTGAAGTTAAAAAGCCTGAGCCTATAGTTGAAGTTAAAAAACCTGAGCCTATAGTTGAAGTTAAAAAGCCTGAGCCTATAACACAAGCAGTTCCTGTAACATCCTTAGACGAACAAGAACTTAATAACTCATTTAAAGAGCTAAGCCATAAAAAAGCTACGGGTATAGGAAAGGGAGTGTCAGATACATTTGACCTCCAAGACTATCTCATGAAGACAGCTACTACTACGGCGGGTATTAATGACGTCCATGCTAGTAACGTAAAAACAGCTCTAATAAACCACGCTGCAGAAACAAAGACAGTAGAGGAATTAATAAATAAAGTTGCAGGGGGGAAAGACTTTAACTCTTTAGATGAATCTAGTAAAGCTAAAATAAGGCACTTACAGTCTCTTGAAACTGACGCTATAAAAGAAGTAAATGATATAGAAGAAAAATTTGGGCACCATGACTGGTTTAAAAAGATTAAAGAAGAAGTGAATAAAACTGCTTCCAAATCTGAAACAGCCCCTAAACCCAAAAAAGCTAAGCCCAAAGCTGAGGTTAAGCCTAAAGAAAAAGCAGTAGTTAAATCTAAAGTAGAGAATGCTCCTGAGTGGGCACAATATTATGCTACTAGATCTAACGGCACAGTTGTACACGTATCTAAAGGAGAGAAGGGTAAAGAAATTGCTCTAATACAAGGATACAATGCTTTTGGCAGCCCAAAATTTTTCCCTGCTATAGAGGGGGCTAGAGGGACAATAGATGTTGAGTCTTATAAAGAGGATAAGTTTTTTTCTACTGACGAATTAAAAACACTTATTGAAGCTAAAAATAAATGGTTAGAAGCAGATACAGTACTACATGAAGCTAATCCTAACGGACCCTTTAAAGCTGGAGAAGATACAGCTTACTCTGAAAATGTACCTGAAAATATTAAAGGTGTTATAGAAGGGTGGAAAAAGTTAATGGGTATCAAGGAGCGTGTCTATTTTACTACTGTCAATGATGCTAAGTCAGCAGCTTTTCATGGCCCTTATGCAGCTATACCCTCCCATGCTTTAAATGAGATGGAGGGAGGTAATATGCGTAAGTTACCTAATGGAGATTTTATTGTTGCATATAGACCTAGTGCTAAGCTAACTCAAACATTAGAAATCATCTCGCATGAGATGGGACACATATTAGAAAAAACTAGTTATGCTAATGCTGATGCAGCTACTAGAGCTGCTATAAAAGCTGATTTTAATAAGTGGTTAGCTTCTACGAAAGGTAAGACTGCTAGAGAACATGTTGAGAGTCTACGTGCTCGTAGCACAGGGAAAGGTACTAAAGGGTTAGAGGGATACACTAGTGAAGAGTTAAATAGGTATTGGAGAGAAGAAAAAGAATGGTTCTCAGATCAAGTATCTCGATGGGCGACCACAACTGCTAAACCTGTGTCTATAGTAGAGAAGTTCTTTTCACGTTTAGGTAAGGCTCTAAAAAACTTTTTCTTAAGTAACAGGCAGTATCTACCAACTAAGAACATGCATGCATGGTTAGATTCTTTAGAAGGTATTAACATATCAGAAGGAAAAGAAGTTAAGGATACTGGGGAACTAGAACAAATGAAATCCACAGTAGGTCCAAGCAAAGCCGCTAAGGATCTAGGTAAAGCTATTGCTGATGAAAACCTTGTTAAGACTTCAGATAAGAAACCATTAGATTCGGTTAAAGAAGGGTTTGAGACTGTTAAAAAGCACTCTACTCTTACCAACTTAAGAAAGAGCTGGATAGATTCTAGTGCAGGGCTGAGTAAAGCTTTGTCCTCTCTACCTTCTATGGATACGAATGGTGAGCTCCGTGCTGATTTAATTCACAGTAAGAACCAACAGCTATATAACTTAGTACGTACAAGTTTTGAGAAAGGGTATTTAGTACTTGCTAAGGATGGCGGCTTGATGTCTACAGATGATTCAGAGTTAGCACTGAATGAGATTTTCAAACGCATTGATGACCTAGGTTATGCAGACTCTCGTAAGACTTTCTTCTCGGCAATGCGTGTACTGGCTGGAGAGTCAAACTTAAAACATGATGCGGAGCAACGTGCCCTAGCTAAAAAGTATAAAGCCTATGCTAGGAAGTTAGAAGCTCTAGCTAAAACAGTTAGTGATAAAACTGAACATGCAAAAATCACTAGGCACATTGCTGGACTAAAAAGTGAGGCTTCTAGAATACTCAATAGAGTAGGTAAGAAAGTTGGTGAAGGTACTGAGAAGCGAGTAAACCAAGAACAGATTGATCTTACTAAAGAGTTACTAGCTAATGATGATAGGATAGAACCTATTATGGCTGACATATATGCAGCCCTACGCAAGTCTGTAGATCTATGGGAAGAGACAGGACTTATAACTTCAGACATGGCTGATAACTGGCGTAGCAACCCTGCATATATCCCACTATATAAGAGTATAGATGATCTACTAGAAGACCCTTCAAAATATGTACAAGTATTAAAGAGCGGTGCTAAATCATTAGGAGAAGTTAAAGCTCGTCTAGGTGGGTTGCATGATGTGAATGTCGGTGAGAACTTAGTAAAGCATTTTGCATTTATGGCAGGTGCAGCAGCTCAGAATCAGTATAGAAAGATAGCCGCTAAACAATTAACTGCACTAGGTGGTGCTAAGCTATCAGGCCCTGATGATCCGCAAGCGGTTATGTTTAGAGAGGATGGGAAAAAAGTTTATGTTCACGTAGACGACCCACTTGCGTATGAAGCGTTTCAAACAGCGATACCTGTTCTAGGAGCCTTCTCCAAAGTTGCTCAGCACTACACTAAAGTTTTTAGAGGGGCTACATTAATTAACCCTGTGTATTGGTATCGTCAGCTTATTCGTGATCCTATGATGGCTAACTTGGTATCACAGACTGGGTTTATCACACCGCTTCATTCTATAAAAGCTATGGCAGAGATACTGTCAGGTACTTCTAAAAGCTACGAGACTTTAAAAAGACACGGTGTAGTAGGTGCAGTTGACTCATTAACAGATCCAGCTCAGTTTGTAAAAGCAGCGGCAACTAAAAGAGGAGCAGGAAGGAAAGCAAAAGACTGGATTATGCATGTTCATGAATCTTCTGATGCTGCAACTCGTGTTGCTGTCTACGACAAAGCTATGAAAGATGCTAAGAAAAAAGGAATGACAGGACAACATGCAGAAGACTACGCCGCTATGCGAGCTAGAGAGATAATCAACTTCTCTAAACGTGGTAATGCACAGTCTCTAGCTGCTATACGTGCTACTGTTCCGTTCTTCTCTGCACAGTTAAATGGTATGGACACCCTTGCTAGAGCTGCATTTCCGGGTAAGTACGGCAGTTTGAATAAAGAAGAAGCGGCACAAGCTAGAAAGCACTTCTACACCAATGCAGCTATACTTACTACTATATCTATGTCGTATGCTCTAGCTTTACAGGATGACGAGGAGTACATAAAATCTCCTGATTGGGTCAATAGCTGGCTAGTTCCTACAGGGGATAAAGATAAACCTTTCTTTAAAGTTCCTATTCCTTTTGAAGCTGGGTTCTTCTTTAAAGTTATACCAGAACTTATAGTACGTTTGAATAGCGGTACACTATCTCCTGCTCAAGCTGAGAAAGAATTAAAGAAAGCGGCTGTGGGTTTATTAGCACCTTCATTTCCACTACCACAAATATTAAAGCCTGTGGCAGAGGTAGCTACTAACTATGATATTCACACTGGCAATACTATTGAGAACTTTTCAGAGAGTAGGTTGCCTATGGAACAACGCACAGCCCATGCTTCGAACTTAGCTAAACTATTAGGAGAGGCACTACCCCTATCTCCTGACAACATAGAGCATCTAGGTCGTGGTTGGTTTACAGAGGCTTGGGCTATGTCAGCTGCGTTATCTGATGCCTATTTAAACAAAGGTGTTTCAGCTCCTGAGAAAACATGGGGAGAGATGCCAATGCTAAAAGGAGTGTTTACAGCTCCGGGCAAAGATCGTGCTCTTAGTGAGTATTATGATATGTCTAAAACTGCATCTCAAATACACAATGCTGTAATGGCGGCTAATAAAATGGGGGATAGAGATACTGTTGATGCTATTAAGAACGATCCAGATAAGTTAAAACAGTTTAAAGCATCTCCTGCTCTTCAGGACATAGGCACAAGCATCAGTGCTATGCAGCATAATATTAAACGTATTAAAGCTATGAAGGATACAGAAGTGTCCCCTGCAGAAAAAGCTAAACGTATTAGAGTAGTTCAAGATAGGATCAACAACCTAGCACAAAAAGCACTGGTTGTTGGTAAGCGGTTTGACTTAGACATATAAGGAAGGGGGCGGTATGCCCCCTCTTTTTTACTGGATTTTTGATGCGTCTAATACTAATGCTAATACTGCAGGGCTGTCTTGTGGCGTACCTGCTGACATCCGTACTCTGGATATATCTAAAAGAATCCCCAATTTAGATAAGTCGTCTGTCATACAACTATACGATATCTGCTTCTTAGCACACCATGATTTTAGCACTGACGATATAATATATGCTCGTTGTACATCAGGCTCCCTCCTAACGATCAGTGCGCCGCGAGGAGTCTCTATAGGCATAGACAACATGCCCTCTATTGCAGGAGCTTTCTGGTTAATAATCAGTTGGTTTTGTATATGCTCAGATAAGAATGTACCCAAGAATGAACTTGACCTTTCAAGAGAAGACTCAGAAGTAACAGTAGCTGCTCTATTTAACTGCTTAACCATTCGATCAAACACAGGCTTAACTGGGATATCTATTAACCCTAAATCATTAGCTACTTTACCGCCCCAAAAAGCAGTCGCACATAATGCTGAGTAGTATCTGTCAGGCTGTCCAAGCCCTGCCGCTTTATCAAACTCTAGTTGTATAAGCTCCAAGTCTTTAATGCAGTCATCATAGTTATCTAGTACATACTGCATCATAACTTCACCAGCGTGACCATAGTTCTTTAACATGTCTCTAGAGAATATCTGGTCGGTTTCTTGCTTAGTCATACTATCACTACGTACTACCTCTATCTCCAACACACGCAACAGCTCGCCTTCTGGGTCAGCTTTATCTGTCTGTAATACTTCGTGCAAACTGTTATTCCCAGAGGTGATGCAAGGTAGAGACCATGTAGTGTTATTCACTCGCTCTGAGTTAGCTGATGCTTGTAGCCTATTTTTACCGCGCCCATTAGTAACACCAAATGCCAGATTACTCACTTCGGTAGGGTGTAAATTAGTAAGCTCATCCATACACAGAATCATATTCTGCACTACACCCATACGATGGTACTTAGACTGCACTGTATCATCTCTCACCAACATTGCTAAATCAGGATGCCCCCAAACACTATTAGCTACTTTCTGTATAGTAGACTTACCCACCCCTGATGATGCGTTTGTTAGATGTACAATAGCTCCGCCTAAAGCAAAGAATTTAAACATCGGTGCACCTAAACTTAAGAACAAAGCAAAAGCTCTTACTTCATTCCCCTCTAGTGCATAACAGTTTGCTACTTTCTTCCACTCATCTAATGTACCTACTTTAGAGTATATGTGCACTATGTTTTCAGTAGCTGCCGAAGGTGGGCTATACTTAGGAGGTGCATCCTTTGTAAGTTCCCGTGTACCTATGACAAAAGATTTGTCGCTATCATTCCAACCAAATTGTACTCTCACTAATTCCGCCTTAGATGTATTCTGTAAATGTTTAGTCCATATCACCAAGTAGCTCATCAAACTTCTCATCTGATTGCTATTTGCGGCGACACCACGTTGAGATAACATATCTCTGCATTTATCCCCTGCTGTTACCGTAGCAAGAGGTGCTGTAAAATCACTAACCCCATCATGGGGTCTAATAAGTCTCATGTGGATGACTTCCCCTGCATCAGGATCTGTGCGTCTACCCACTACGTATAAGTCGTTCTCATACACGAGGTTCTTATCATCTTCTCCTTCCTCTACATCGTCTAGCGGCTTCTTGACATATACGCCACCTTTCGGTCCTCTGAAGTAAGGGAAAGGGTATTCTGGTATCTCTATATCTACCACACCCAGATCAGGGCTAACTGCAGTTACTATATTCTCAGTAGGTGTAGCTTCTAGTATCTCTTTCCCTAATACGATAGGGGTGCGTATCTTACCCCAAAAAGAACACCCTTCACACAAAGAGTCATTAAAAGGTCTAAACGTCTTGCATAGTTGTGGAGATTCACATCTCGTAGCTTTTAGCTCTGTTTCAACAGGATTGTATTCAGCATGTTTATTAGACAGGTTGTGTATAGCTGTCTCCCTATCAGTGCAGTATTGAGCAATAGATAGTCCAGCTCTCCAATGAGGTTCTGTTATCTCATCAGGGTTATTAAATATGTATGCGAGATGTGCACATCCTTTGCCCTCTAAACTCTTCTCCATGATGCGAGAGAACTTATAGACTGTATTGCCTAATAATGCTCTTGTTGTATCGTTTAAACCGTTTCCTGATATAGAGCCAGCTCCCGCTAATTCCATCATAGCTATAGGAGATAAGTCTCCTGTGCTCAATATTTTCTTATAAGTCTCTACAGGGTTAGAGGGGCTTAGTTTTATTAGAGATACTTCAGCCTCCAGACCACCTTTAAAATTGGTAGTATTGGGGAGCCTTAAAATTCTTACAGCATCTGTAGTTAGCCCTACGTCCTTAACTTTAAACCCTTCAGACAAAATGCGTTCTTTAAGAGAGTTAGCTAAAGGCTTCCAAGTGTCATACCCTACAGCTTCATCAAATGTCCAGTAGATGTGCAACCCATAGCCAGACGATACGATAGTAGGAGCGGGTAAACCTAAAGATTGTGTGAATGCTTTTAATGCTACTAACCCGTCATATTGAGCTGGGAACTCTGTACCTTTACCTATGTCTAAGTCTATCCAAAGCGATCTAAACAGCTTTACGTTTTTTGCATTTCTATTTGAGCTATCGTTATATGATGCTAGTGAAAAATATGCATCTTTACTTTGCACTGGCTGTTGCTCAGCCCATTTATCTATATCTTCTATAGACTCTAGGAATGCCTGAGCTGCTCTGCCCTTCTGAATACCTACTACACAGTAAGGCCCCTCTGAAGGTAAAACAGTATTTAAAAAATCTAGCCTATTCATGGCACATACCTGAATTTACGGGAAAAAAAGGGGCGGTATGATCCGCCCCATAGGTGCAAAAGAATGGCTTAGTCAGCCCATTCAGCTAACACTGCTTCCATAGAGGCAGGTGCCGCCGCTGGTTTCTTTTCCCTAACAGTAGGTTCTACTGTCGCTTCAGGTGCCGCCGCTGGTTTCTGTACAAACGTAAGTTCTTCAGGCTCTGAAGACCTCGCCGCAGGTGGTTGGAAAGACATAGTAACTGCAAGTTTAGCTTCTGGGGATTCCCCATGTTTCTTAATAGCTTCTAGCTCTGGGATATCTAAAGCACGTACCGCTCTAAATACCATCTTAGGTGTAGCAGAGTCAGTATCAAAGCGCATCTCAGTAACTACGTCTGTGATGTTAAGACCATTTGCTCCTAGCAATTTAGCGTATTGGAATAAAGGCATTTTGTTGTTCTCGCCTTTACCGAACAGAGAAGTAGCCGCTAGAGACAACTCATACAACTCACCACTAATTGCATCATTCTCTAACAAAACTGCCAGTCTATGCGTATATCGGCAAGCTCTGCCGCTTCCTTGTTTTGCTGACCCTGCTATATTCTGTGGGCATGTTGCACAGTTCACAGACTGGGGTGCTTCACTGCTTTTATCAGGACGTTCCCCATCATTGCTCCAGCATACAGGTGCAGTAACTACACCCTCTTGATACGTTGCCGAGTAATACTGTCTTGATGTTTTAGGAGCCGCCGCCGCAATGATGATGTTCATTGCACGATCTTCGTTCTTAGCAATCTCTTGCCCACCCACTACCATACGGAAGATATTACCCTTGATAGAGATACGTCTAGAGCTAGTGCCCCCCATAAGAGCTTTAGTAGTTGCACTTAACTCTGTGTTTCTGAAGTGTGCTGGAACTGCACCGCCGTTTTTAAAAATACTTAATTCGTTGCTCATTTAAATTTCCTCGGTTGGTTGTTTGGTTATTGTAGTTCTTTTGGTTAGTAGGTCTCTGACATTGTCTTCTCTGAAGAGGACATTTTTCCCTCCCATGAAATATGTTTCAAGGGCGCCTGACTGTCTTAATCGGTGTAGGGAACTGCGAGAGAGGCCTAGTATCTTACTAACTTCTTTTCCCGTCAAGTAAACTTGATCGGATTCTTCATCAATCATATTATTTTCTCCTAACTGTAATGCTATAACGACTATCTACGTTCATACCGGGAGGCATGAGAGTAGGGTTTTCTTCTAAAAAGGTTTTCATATTTGTTTGGTGTACTCGTTGCTCCATTAAATCTATTGCATCGTGGTCTTTAATGAATTGCTTCATGCTCCCCCAATCTGATGTCCAATATCTAGTCTTAATGGTTTTAAATACACTACCTGCAGGTGTACGTAATCCTTCAGCTCCAGTCTCTTTACACATTTCTAATAAGGCTTGTGTAACTTGCTCTTGCTGTTCTTTTATTTTTCCATCTGCTTCATCAAACTCTCTTTGGAGCTTTACTCGTGCATCGCGCATTTTTATGTATATTGTTACTAGTTGTTCTGCGTTCATTTCTGTCTCCTATTCTACAGGTAAGCCTACATCAGTCCCCGGCAATGGGATAAGCATCTCAGGTGTTGCAACACCAGCATCTGGAATTATGAGTGTAGTTGGTGCGTTTGGTCCTACGATAGCTGTCATGCCGCCTACATCCATAACTTGTGTAACCCCTTCACCGCCCATGTCAGCTATAGCATACCCATTAGCTGTAGGTATAACCGCTTTCATAGCTTGCCCCGGAGTTAATATAAGAGCCGCCGCTATAGATACTGTTGGTGCTAATAACATTAGAAACATAATATTTTTCATAGCTTTCTCCTAGTGTAGAGATTTAGGGGTCTCTAAAAAAGCACGTATCTCTTTAGCTAATACCCCCCGTTCGTGTTGTTCACAACTCGTAATTAAATTTTGAATTGTGTTTATAGCTACTGTCCTATGCATATTATCTAGGGCTTTCATATAAACCTCTGCGTAAGGTTCTCCATTGGGTACACTAAAACCTACCCCTCCCTCTGAGACAAATAGTTCTACCCTTACGAATACGCCTTCAGGGTCTTCTCCAAACACTTCCTCAAATTCTTCTCTCATTGTTTCATCATCTTCTTTAGTTATAATGTCTTCTCTAATCATTGTATTACCTCTTTAAATAAATCTAACAGCTTCGTTTGTGAAGCCCCTTTACTCTCAAGTACGTGAAGTACCTTCTTCTCTACTGGACTACCTATTAAATGCACAACATTGCACTTATTAACCTGCCCTGCTCTGTGTATGCGAGCGTTAGCTTGCATATATGTCTCTAATGATAAGGTCATACCCCACCAGATAATTGTATTAGCCGCATGTAAAGTAACACCATGCGCCGCCGCTTGCGGCTGGATGACCAGTATGCGAGGTTCTTTGCTAGTTTGGAACTGATTGAATAGTTCCGCTCTCTTACCCACACTTATGCCACCATGTACTATATCTACAGTGTGCCCCTCATCCTGTAATACTTTCTGAACTAACTCGATAGTATGTCTAAACATAACGAACACGATTACCTTATGCGGTGTCTCGTCTATAATACTTAGTAGCTCATTGGATCGGTGCTTAACATCAAACTCTATTATCTCCCCTGTATCCGAATACACCGCCCCTGCTGACAACTGGAGCAACTTATTCAAAGCCACCGCTGCGTTCGCCGCTGATATCTCCTCACCTCCTGCTTGCATAAGCATCTCTTTTTTGAGCAACTTATAATACTTCTCTTGCTGTGCAGATAACGGCACATCTCTAGTCTGGTACACTAACTCTGGTAAGTCTAAGCACTCTTCCTTTGTGTAACGTATAGCAGGTTGTAGGATGCTATGTACTATCTCTTCAGCTTCAGGTCGGTTCTTAAATACAAACATAGACTGGCGTATCTGTACTAAGTCTCTAAAAGCATTAAACGCTCTAGGTACACTTTTAGGGTTTAGGATTTTAGCTAACCCATAGGCATCTACTGGAGACTGCGCCGCAGGTGTTCCTGTTAGCAACCATAACCACGTATCATCTTTAATTAGTTTGTTTAATACTTTCCATCTCTTAGTAGCTACGTTCTTAAGGTGTGTTGCCTCATCTACTACAATCAGGTCAAACCCACCTGCATCTATCTCTTTCTCTACTATCTCTACACCATCGTAGTTAATAATTATTATTTCAGATGATCCTTTAACTATCCTAGTCCTCTTCTCACGGTCTCCATGTGCTATCTCCACTGACCTGTGCATGGCAGTTCTAAATAAGTCTTTACGCCAAGCGGCGTCCATAATAGATAGTGGGCAGATTACTAACATACGTCTTACTATACCCAGCTTCATTAGATAGTCTGCCGCCCATATCACAGAGTTAGTCTTGCCTGTGCCCATCTCAGATAAACAGAAAGCCTTTTTGTTCAGAGTTAAGAACTCTGCTGTTACCCGTTGATGCTCAAACGGTTTGTACATGCCTGTCCATTTGTATTGAGTTCGGATAGGTGATGGCACGTTTGGTATCTTTAAGTTGTTTAGGATATACACTTCACCCAAACCAAAGTTCACCCAGACTTCATCTTCAGCTACTAACTTACTTCTCTCTATTACCGACAGTATCCTGTCGGGGTCGTCTGTTTTTATCGACAATATCTTGTCGTTTATTACATCTATTTGCATTGCATACCTCATTCAGCTCCTTAAGGGAGCGACTCGTTTACTAATTTAGTCGTCTAGTATATCAAATAACTGCGCCTTGTTCAAGTTACGATCATTGTACCACCCACGTATTTTATTCTGGCAGAGCTTTCGTTCTGCTGCTCTAAGGCGTAATGCCATACCGCACAAAGCATCCATGTGCCTCTCAATTAAAGTTTCAGGTAACCCTGCATCCGCTGCCATTACCTGTACAGATTTTACAGATATTTTCATTTTTTCTTTTTAGGTTCATTGATCTTTACAGTGTGGTCAGAGTTGCGTGTAAAAGATCGGTTCTGTGATGGTGTTCTAAGTCTCAAGTTAGCTTTCCCATTACCTGCCTTTGTACCTTTAATATGATCTATGTCCTTACCCGTTCTGTCTATACCCGCTTTGTCTGCCGCTCGTCTTGCACGTTGCCTCTCCATCCTAGCCTCATGAGCTCCGGGGCGCTTCTTCTCCAGCTCTACTTCACGTGCTACGTTTCTATCAGCTTTGTTCTTGTATGCCATCTTTTAACTCCTCTGCTTTCTTTAAGTCATCTAACATTATCAGGTCTATTTTTGCTTGGATGTCATAGGGTGTAGCGTTGTATTCCATCCCAAATAGCTTGTTAATTCCGGGCAACAACTCTTTTAATAACTCAGCTCTACTTATCGCCATCATACCTCCCATTATGCACACACCTAACTGCTTGACACCACTGCCGACAAAGCCCATTAGGTTTAGTATTAAAGATACCTGTTTCGTATGCTACTTCACGTTGCATTAAAACTTCTTTCAGGCTATCAAATATCTCAAAGCGCCTGTCATACGTGTACTCAGCTTTCACTACTTCTTGGGACACTACAAATAACAGCATACCTTTAATAGTTTTAACTGCTGGGTACTTTAAAAATACAGCCGCCGCTAGTAGTGCAAGTTGCTTGGTATCCGCATACTTGGCAGATTTACCTGTCTTGTAATCCACAATATACGCCTTACCTGCCGCTTCGTCTACAATTACTAAGTCAGCAATCCCTCGCCAGTATCTGTCCTTCGCCTCAAAATCACATAGGCTATACTCGCCACCTTCTAACTTAATGCCAAGTTCAAGCTCACAGAACTTATCGCCCTTGATATTATTTAATGTATCAAGATAGCCCTTAATATAGTTGTACTTCTCAGGCAACGGGGTGCCTGATCCTATATAGTGTTCTGCTGCTAAATGGACATCCTTACCGTACAGTGTGGCATCTGTGTCAGTAAACGGTATGTACTTTAAAACCTTGTGCGCCTCATACTGTTTAGGGCATGTAATAAATTGGCTTAATGAACTGTATGAGAAACTAGGTGCTTTCATTCGTCCTCTTCCTCACCCCAACCCATAAGCTGGCTAACCATGTCGCACATGCTACTCAAGCAGTCAGGGCAAAACGCTACTGGCAAGATACCAAAGTATCCTGTAATCCCACCTTCATCATCAGTAAAATCTGTGCTACATACATCACACTCATTCTCACCACTATCGTCATGCCCTAAACCGTTTATCATAGCTACCTCTGATGTTTTATTATGTTCGCTTCCCACAAAGGGCTTTCTTTTTTGCACTCATCACATATCTTTAAGTTCAAACCGTAATACTGCCTAAACTTTGTACACTTGTGTGGCGGGCAAAACCACTTTCTTAATAGTCGAGTCACTCAACCTCCAAAAGTTTAATCCTGCGGTCTAAGTAGAATCTAGCTTTCTTTAAATCTTCTAGCTTATTGATCTTGTATCCTGCACGAGACACATACTTAATTACATTAGCTAAGTGAAAGTCCTTATCCAACCCTTTAGCTTCCAAATAATCTAGCACTTCAATCCCACCATGCGTGTAATGGCTTGGGTTATTAATAGGGTCAGCTGGAACTTCTTTAGGCTTCCATACAGGTTTTACATTTGATTCTTCGTTTATCATATTAGGGTAGCTCCATAGGTTTATTGGGGGGAAATAAAAGTTAGGCCATTTCACTTTTCAAAGCTCTTTTTTTTTTCGTATAACTCTACTACTTGTTCGTATTCTTCCTCAGTTAATAGCATCTTAAGCACATGTAGCCGTGTTTGCTCAGATACAGTGACGAATTTTGGAAACGCTTTCATGTATACAGGTTCTTCACTCATTCCCTACCTCACGTTCATAGTCATCACGGCACTGCTCATCACACCACCGTCTACCATCAACTACATCACCATCACAGAACCAACATCTATTAGACTCGTTCTGGTATATATCCAGTGGTTTGCCACGTTGTAGTGCTATTTGTTTCTCCAGTATTAACTGGGCTTGCTCGTTGGCTTTATCTGCAATGTCAGCCATAGTTCTCTCTCGCTCTAAAAGGGTTTGGTTTTTTCTTTCTATTTTTGTTACTTGTTTTGTTCGCCATATTATCCTGCATCTTTTAAACTTCTACCATATCCACCCTCAGCCGCTAGTGGTATATCAGGCATCCATATAGGAGGTTTGGTCATCTCTTCCATTAAAAACTTTAGTGCTTCTTCTGCCTCTGCTTCAGGAGCTAGTATATACAAGGCGTCATGAATAGTAAGCACGATGTCATACCGCTTACTTACCCTAACCATTGCTTCTGACATAATGCATCGGGCTGTGCCCTGCACTAGATTGTTCGTTAATTTACCGCCGTATAGTCTATCATAACCATTACGAAGTTTATATTTATATCCTTGCTCGCCTGTCTTTTCATCTACTCCATTAGCTAGTTGCGGGTACTGCATGTACATACCAGACGGAAGTCTTATTCCTTTCTTTCCATCAACTATAAATATACCTTTAGTACCAAATGTAAACCCTAGTACATCATCTGCTATACACTTAATAGCATCATTACACGTTCTCCATAGACCAGTAACCCCTGTGTAAGTTGCACGATACAAGTCAACAATCCGCTTAGCCTCTGCCTCCCCTAAGTCTTTACCTGACCCTGCCTTCACAGCACCTCTTAGCTTTGCCGCACCGACCCCAAAAATTAGTCCTAGTTGCGATGTCTTACCAATAAACCTTTGGTCTTTAGTTACCTCATCATAAGGCACACCAAATGCCATACTAGCAAACTCCTTATATAAATCCCCACCTTCGCCTAGTGTCCTCAAAGCCTCTGTCTCACCTGCTACCCACATACCTACACGTAGTTCGATGTTTGATAAGTCAGCTCCTACTATAACGTATCCTTGTGGTGCGATGATTGCTTCTTTAAGTTTAGAACTCCTAGGAATATTTTGGAAGTTTACTTTCTGCCCACTACCTGCAGACCACCTACCCGTAGCTGCCCCATAATAATTAAGTGGGATAGGTATTCTCCCCATGCGGTTTGCTATACCTATAAAGCGTTCAGTACGTGTCTCCTCAATAGTAGACTTAACCCCTAGCCTAACCGCAACTAACGCCTGTACCATAAGATTAGGATGTTCAAGTAATTCCTTTAAGCCATCATCAGTCTTGGCAAATGCATACGTCATCTTACCTGTAGTAGGCGATATCTTCATAGGCGGTTCAACGCCGCAATCTTCTAGTAACTTAGCAAACTTAGGGTTGGACATAATCTCAGACTTATCGACTGTTATCTTATCTAATAAGTCCTCTTTTGCTTTCTTCACCTCATATAAGTGGCTCTCAAGTATCCCCATGTCTACCTGTAATCTAGGAACAACCCCCATCTTAATAGTTATATCTATCAGACGTAGCTCAAGTGTATTCCCGTAATGGCTTAATAGTTTTTGTAGCAGTGCATAAGTCAGTTCAACATCATTAATACAATACTCGCCGTACCTAGCTAACTCTCCCGCAGTAAAGTTTCTTCTATGCTTACCTAATGCATCAACAACCTCAGTGCCCTTAACCCCCAGCTCATAATGCTCTGCCAGCTTAGCTAAGCTACCTCCTACCGATATACCATGTATAGCACGTGCCATAGATAGAGTGTCCATATACCTAGCTGGAAAGATACCAAAGTAAAGGCTAAGAATAGACGCATCAAAGAAACAGTTGTGTGCTACTAAAGTAATCTCGCTCCAATTATATTGACCAAGCACTTTACTTATTTCTAACCGACTGCCTGTATGCCACGTAGTCTCTGCATCTCCTAGCTTAATGCCTACTCCAATAACTTCAAACTCCTCCCCATTTATATATTCTTCTGTTGTTAATTTAGATAGGCTGTATGTTTTGCTGTAGAAAGATTCGAAGTCTATTGTCATTAGTTGCATTACTCTTTCTCCCTCTCTGCTAACATTGCGTCTGCCATGTTGTACGACAGTCTTGCTAAAGTTTCCATATCAGGAATATTTTTTGGTAATGTTTGCATAGCCAAACCAGCAAAGTGGTCTCTTATAGTTCTTTCTGGGGGGGCTGTATAAAGCGGTTCACATGTCAGCCCTTTCAAATCCTCAGCATGGTAACTCCAAGTTTCTGTAGTAGGGTTCCATCTTCTCCATACCACAGGCCATTCGTTTAATAATTTACTCATCACACACCCCACTCAATAAAAAAGTCACATATCTCGTCATCATCTATTTCTTTCTTTACGTCCATATGCCAAACGTAGTTCTGTGTGTCTATCTCAATGGTCAGGTATCTCTGACATAGGTTCTTCTGGTTGCAGTTAGTACCCATACATCTGGCACTGGTTGTTGGCAGTGGATACTGCATTTGTTGTAGTTTCATACCCAGTACACTCCTACTTTAACGGCAGTTTTATGGTAGTTATATTTGAGGATTACTACGTAGTCTATGTCATTCATAGGGTAGTCTATTTGCTCAATCAAATCCCATTTATGCTTTCTAGCTAAACTCCACCCTTCGGCAGATATAAAATCATAAGGAACTAAGTAAACATAATCAAAGAGCCTTATGAATGTTTCTCCTTCATCGTAGGTAAAGTCCTCCTTTTCTTTCTCTGTTAGGTCTTCCCAGTATAAAAACTTCTTATATTTATTATCAGTTTTTACAACCGCTTTCATTCTTTAGCCCTCATTTTTTATCTCCCCAAAGGTTTTAATAGATTACCAAGTAATGCTAAGGGTACAAACACGGCTATAAAGATACTGCTTACTACGAACACCACCCCTACTAACAACCAAAAGCACAGCCCTTCTAACTTACTTGTACCTTTCTCATACATCTTCCTCACCATTTGACATTCTCCTCAAGTGCTCAACTAATTTATCTACGTTCGTAGCGTTTATGCAGATGCCAGCCCCACCACTTTGAGTGATTCTATCTAGCTCACGTTGTTGGATTGCCGTAGGCTTTAAGTCGTTTGCCTTACACTCAATAGCTAAGAACTTACCCTGCACACAACATATTATATCTGGTATAGCTGACCTACCATACCCATTAGCCGCTGGAAAGAAGTGCCATACACCTGCATCAGTTAGTGCCTTCTTAACTTTATCTTTAACCTCACCTTCTTTAGTTCTCATTCATATACCCCTCTACTTCAATATAATCTCCTACACGAGGAGGTGTTTCGCCTATAGCTTTCTGATAATATTCTTGCATCACTATGCCCTCCCAACCATCATGCCAGTTGGCAGGTACAGCTTTACTCTCTTGTTTAACACAACTCAGGGTACTTACTGCTGTACCTGTCTTTCTTGATATACTAGCTAAGCTATACCCCTTACTGTATAGCACTTGTAGCATCAACGCATAATCAACGTCTCTAGCCATAAGCCCCTCAATCTAGTTCGTTCTTTATCACAGTGAGCTATTACTTTTTTATTCTTACGCATGAAATTAACTATGTGTACTGCACCTCCTGATAATGTTATACGGGCTTTCTTATGTGCTGACGGGTCAAATGCTAATAGGTCAACAATATAGGGGAGCCAGTCATCTATCTCTTTCTTGTTATACAACTTACTGCCATCTAGCCTAGTGTACATATGGGCTGGCATCATATACCGCTTATCCTTTGCTATCCTAGAACGTAGCCTCTCGTATGTTATACCTATCATCTTGGCTATATCTATCATAGTATATGCACCATTCTCTCCGTTAAGGGGGGTTACAGGATCAAACACACTTGTAGGTTTGGTACGTCTAGGCGTTCTTTTGCGTTTGATTGGGGCGGGCTCGACAGCTTTAAAGGAAACAGGTTTCGGGTTCAGAGTCATTTGAGCTTGTACCTCCTCCATTTTTAACGCACGTTTGTTTTCATTAAGCCGCTCTTTATTCTTGTGGTAATACTCCAAAGCTTTCGCCCTATACTTTTCTCTATTGAGCTGATAATAATCTTTGCGGTATTGCATATCTGTGGTATCTTTGTCTTGCATAGTGTGTTTCCTTTTATTGTTATTGGTTGTGTTGGTTTTGCGCTCATAGGGGTTACGGTAAATACGTAACCCCATTTTTTAATGAACACCCTTTACTACATCTACCAATATAATTAATACTTGCCCTACGATTACAACTAATCCCAAGCTATACCAAACTATCTTGTTCATGAGTACCTTGCATTTTTACTTCCTCTTTAAATAGCCCCTGAAAGGCAGGGGCGTGACCTTTACATCTCATTCACTACATAGGTATGCTCGTCTATTCTCATACCAATACCTTCTACATGCTCCCCATGAGGACTTAACCTAAGTAGTGCCACCCTCTCTGGCACTGGGGGGTCTAGCTCAGAGACATCACTAAACGATATGACATCTCCCTCCTTCAGAACCACGTTATCTAAATGAGTAGCTTTATTGGAAGTTAAATCTATTCGTATTGTCATTAGTCCACCCGTATTACTGAGCCAAATGGGGGCACAGTTGTTTTGTTATCTACCATAACCCAGATAATAGGATACAGTGGGGCTGTCTGTGGAAACTCTATGTAACCATCTGTAATCATTACAATGCACTGTGGCTCTAACTTATTCTTATCGACATAGTCAAATACACACAGGGAACTAGAGCCACCTCCACCTTTAGGCTTGGTAGATGTGAGTAACCCACTGTAATTCTCTTCACGATACTGCTCGTGAGCGGCAACCTCTGTATCCCAGTAAAGTAAGTCTACTTTTTCGGGAGTCGTATTATCACATATACTAACTAATTCTGCCAATGCTTTTGCAATAGCTTCACCTGATATACTGCCTGATGTATCTATACCTACACAGATACTGCCAATGCTCTCACTGATTTGACTGGGCATGTAGATGTCATGCTGTAACCAGCGTCTATTAGGCTTAGCCCATGTGCTGTCACCTTTACCTGCACATACTGTCGATACGAACTCACGTAACTGCTCAGCCCAATTAACCTTAGACTGCATCACAGCATCAAAGCTACGGTCTACCTCACCACCCTGCTTACCTGCTAACAGTGCACCAGTACGTACAGCACTATCTATCTCCTTAGCTAACGCCTCCTTCTCTGCCTCGTCTAAACTCTTAGCACCCTCCCAGTCATGCTCGTCCATAGGCTTACCGCCGTTGCCCTTACCGTTCTTCTTATCTTCCTTCAACCTAGCGAACACCTCGCCGCTATCTAGCCCTCGATACATCTCATCTACTAACCCACCCTCTGGCATAACAAGGAAGTCGCCCCACTTGTTAAGGTCTTGTATCTCTAGGTTGATAACGTAATCACATGCTTGGTTGGCTAACTGTGCATCTTCCTCATATAACTTACGCCACACAAACAAGTGCTGATACAACTTATGCTTGGTCTCATGCAACACTAAGAACCTTAGCTCCCCATCAGTAAGACTCTCAACGAAAGCCCTACCATATGTAACATCACGCCCATTGGTACTTGCTGTAGGGCAGTCATCTTTCACCTCTACCTTACCCACCATCAACAACCCTGAGTATGCTAGGGTACGCTTGTCTTGCATCAAAGCTATGTGAGCTTTGGTTATTCTATCCTCTGCACTTAGTACCATCTCACTCTCCTAATTAAAAAGGTAGCCGTTATTCACAGCCCACTCAGTAAAGACTCTATTAGTAACTGCTATGCTACGCTTAGGAGACTTACTACTCATAACACTCATAGCGAACAGAGCCTGTGCTTCTTTAGACAGTCGTGCCATATACTGCATCCAGCTACCAAAGGTAGTATCTTCTACGTTACTTAGTGCCTTTGATACTATCAAGCAGGTGGACGCACCGTTATGTGGGACTACAGTAGTAGTCGGGTTGTTGATGATTTCAGCCCAGCTAGGCATGGTGTTGCTTAACTTCAAGACATTCATCATATCCATCGTAGCCCTCTCACCGATAACCCCAAACAATGCGTGGGTCAGTACATCTTCTGGCATATCACGGCACATCTTAAGTATGTCAGATGCTTTCTCTAATGAACGTGGCGTAACGAACGCCGCTCTTGGTACACGTGGGTCATTGATATACTCGTTCATGTCAGGACGTTCATAGTCCTCGAAGCTGGCTAACATAGATGGATACTCTATAGCTGTAGCTATTACTACAGGGTCAACCCCTGCGTTCTGTGCATAGTCCCATCGCCACTGCTCTGCAGTAGGCTTACGCATCTTGACAACACACATCCTATTACGTGCATGGGGTGGGATATTATCGCCGATGCCCTCTACTGATAGGTTAGTTGTAGCAAATACGATTGAACCTTCTGGTAGTTTATGGATACCTAACTTCCTCTCCTGAATCGCTGTAAGACATGCGTTCTTTACAGCATTGCTACCCTTACCTAACTCATCGAACATTAGTATAACGGGCTTACCTAAGTGCAGACCGAACTCCTCATTAGGGATAAAGCTACACACTGGTGTGCCATCTAGTGTACGTATCTGTGGAATAAGAAAGTCTCCCACATCCTTAGTGGTGATGTCGACATAACAAGGCACATGGTTGGGGTGAAGTAATGCTAACTCTTTTAATATAGATGACTTACCGCAACCCATCTCACCCTGTACAAGGACAGATATCTTATCTCCTACTGCTGAGATAAGTTTAATGCACTCTTGCATTGATATACTGCTATATGGCTTTTTCATAATTGTTTCCTAGTTGTTGTGCTAAGTTAGGTTGTTATAACTTAGCTGTTATAGTTGTCAGCCCCTTAAGGGAGCGATGCTTCTTCGACTGCAGGTATATTATACGCTATGTGTCATGGTGTGTCAAGTGTCTCCCCTATGGGGTATGGTTCGCCTTCTGTTTCTACATATATGTACTGAGTGGGGCATACTATATCGGGGGCATCCATATCATACCCTTCATCATCTATACCATACTCCGTTTCAAAAACTATATCTCCGTGATCCTCACCTACTCTACAAAATTGATATGAACATCCTTGCTCTTTAGCATCTATAAGTATCTGGCTATGTTGTTTAACATCTTCATATTCATCGTACCATTTAAGACCGCTCTTATTAAATAGAATAGTTTCGTCATCTACTAATGAGAACTCCTCTGGCTTAACCCACTCATTCATAAATTGAACCGCCATGAATCTTATGCGGTGTTCTTTATTTTTAAAGCGTATTGCATACGCTACCTCACTTCTATATCCCATCTCTTTTCTCCTAAAATAAATCTAATATGGCATCAACTTCTCTTTTGAGTGTGCCACGTACATAATCACTGGTTGTAATGTCCTTCGTATCTATGCCTGTGATATTATCCTCCAACCTGATACGCATAGCCTCCAACTGCGTATCATTCTTTATATTAAAGCTAGTCAATAGACCGCACAACTCCTTAGCATTGTCTAGCACACTGGCATATATCTTTCCTTTCTTACCATCTTCATCAGTACGCAAACCAAACGATAGTTGTGTAAGTACACTATGTAACCTATCCCACGCATCTTGATTAACCTTCTCTATGTTTGCATTGTACATTGCATCGTACTGGTCTTTTAAATCGTTCAGCCCCTCGTTACCTATATCTATACGCCAGTCTCCTGACTCTGGCAATGGGTTGTATCGTACTACAAAGCCGAACTTGCTTATAACCTCCTGTGCATCAGGATACTCAGCTCTATCAAAGAGCGTGCCCAACTGGAACGCCGCCGCACTTACCCTTAAGTTGTAGTCTGCAATAAAGTCATTCACTAAGTTCCAGTATTGTGCTTCGAGCCTAGCCATCTCACTCTTATAAGTAAAGAACTGTGCAGTAGTCAGTAAGCGGTCGCCATTGTCGTTCCACGGTGATGTCTGTGTCATGTGGTAAGTTCTGATAAGCCCTGCCAGCTTTTGGATTGCCGCAAGTGAGTCATCACCTGCTAACAGATTCTTGTGGTAGTTGCCCGCTTTTGTTCTCGTACTATTTGATATGTCTACGTCGTTAGATACTTTCTTATCCAGCTTGCGAGCTGTCCACAAAGAGATTGAAAGAGAAACCAGCATAGCTGATGATGATAATGATTTTACGTTTGTGTTTGTATTTGACATGATGTTCTCCAAAATTAAAAGGCGGGTACTTGTACCCAATAAAAAGAAACCTGTTGCTTAACTAAAGTATCTACCTACCTTAACTGCATCACCACAGTTACTATACTTCACTAATACCCCAGAGAAAAAGCCGTCAGCATGAACACCGTCCCACTTACCAATGAAATGTGGCTCGTCATCTACTCGCATAAAATCCTCTAATGTATATACCCAACCTCTATACCTAAAGAAGCTACTGTTATAAAACACCTCCTTATCAAACTCAGCACATTCCTTAGCAGTTAAGTTCTCCCAGCATAATACAGGGCGGTATTGGTTGTTTGTTATAATCTTTAATTCGCTCATGCCTCTCTCCCATCTATCCAAATACCAAATGCACCGATGATAGTGTTCTCACCGTCCCATAGCTTACCATTGAGATACCATCTACCTTTCTTCTGTACTATGTGCACGTTGTTTAATCCGTTTAAGCGTTCCTTAGTTGTATCGCTTTGACCATACCCGCCATCTGATATGGTGGTAGCTAATGGGGTTTTCTGTGCTATCAGGTTGCCGAACAAATACATTCTTACTACGTTATCTTCTACCTTTACTTCCGTGTTACTGTGTCTGAACTTTAAGCCTGCATGAAATGCATCAGCGGCATCCTTAGTAATCTTTCTCATTTGATTCTCCTAATTGTTATGGGGTACTTGTACCCGAATCGTCCGCCCCTTGAGGGGGCGAGGCTTTACTCAACTACTGGTACATATTATACAGTAAAACTCCTTATATGTCAAGGGGTTAGAACATATTGTTCACCTCCTTTCTTAACTTTCTCAACCTTAGTCATTTGCACAGGCTTCTCGCAGGGCTTACTTAAATAGTATAGACAATACCCTGCACCTGATAGGGTCAACACAAGAGCTAACACCAACCCTGCACATATATTCCTATAGTGGTCAACCGCGTCTGCCAGTATGTCCACCTCTTCCTCATGTTGTTGCATGATTCTATTTAACGCCTCGCTTCTCAGTCTAGTTTCTTGTTCTGTTCGTATCTCTTGTTGTGCTTTCATGTTTTTATCCTGTTAGTTGTATGGTTGGGGTGTATCAGCACAAGGCGGTAAAGCGTACATATTAATAGGCTGCCCTGCCTGATACCTCTGCGGTTAATTCAAACGCCCACTCACAGATATACGGCGTCTGGGCTTATTCACCTACCCAGCTTAGGTCACACATTTAATCTTCGTCTACTCCTAATACTTTAGCTATTAATACCTCGTCTGCTTGGTAATGCGATAGGTAGTCTAGCACCCAGCTAGTATCTGTATAGTCCCCTCTGCATCGCTTCTCAGCTAACACCCTCTCACATAATATCTCTAACATTTTTACGCGCTGTTCACTTGTCATTGTCTACTCCCAATAGCTCAGCTATCAGTTTTTCATCGCTATATTTGTTTAGGTAAAAGGTTATATACAGTTCAGTCTTATAGTCACTACTAAGGTTAGACCATGCAATACTATTCTCTTCTAGCATACGCTCTATCAATATATCCATAACCTTCTTACGCTCCTCCTCTGTCATGACAGACTTCCGTCCTCTTCGAAGTCCATGTATTCTACGCCCTCAAGGAAACAATCTAGTCCTAGCTCGTGCTCATAAGCGTTCTCCAGCTCACGGTACAGTTGCCGCATGTAGTCCCTGCATTGCCGCTCAATATCAGGCTCAGCATCGGTCATAACCTTATCAAACTTTCCAACATCATTAGGTTCTATATGCCACTCAAGAGTTATGGTGTTCTCGTGGCTGTAGTGGTGGTGCTGTGTTTTTTTCAAGAGCACCGTGTACTCCGCATAGTCGTCTGACAATGTATCGAATGGTACTGTGCTTAGGTACAACTCACTATGTCTTGCCTTTAAATCAGGGTGTGCCTCAAGGAATAGCTTTAAGTCTATAACACCTTCAAAACTAGCACCATCACCTTGACTATGAAAGCCTGTGAAGTGCATATCATACACTTCCGTATCAATGCCTACCGCCCCTAGCCTTTCCACCCAGTCTTCGAGCACATCATGTGCCCAATGGGTGTCATATAATTCCCTATTCTTAAAGTCATTAAAGGCACGTTCCTTTGCCTCGTCTGATAACTCGAGATAGTTCATGCTACCACCCACTCAGTTTCACATTTTAATTTTATTGTTTCAGCCCCGTCATACTCCTCTACGATGAACTCAGTACCTTCTTCAAGCCATTCAATAACTAAGTCATTATAGGTATAACTCAAAATGAACGCATCGGGGTACTTACCCCTTATATACTCCTCCACACTTGTAAACGGTAGTTCCCTCTCTACCGCATCAACCACCCGAATATCAAACAACAACTCTGGGTACTGACTACCGCCTGTACTCCAACCCCCGCCGAAACTTGGTGCTACTAAAACTGCAACCTTACCATCTCTAATTAATTTTTCCATTTGCTTGTTCCTATTGTATGTTGTGTGATGGGTAGGGTTTACCTACCCAAGTTATATTGTTATAACTTAGCTTTTCAGGCTATAGTTTGCTCATTCATCGCCTTCCTCGTAGGTGTTACTACGGGCTCTTCATCTATACAATCCCCAGCTACCGCATAGGTAGCCTCTGATACTTCATCATAAACGTACTCAACTGAGTACGCATTGCCTTCGTAATATCCAAAGACGTCTAAGCCTTGAACTACTGTGTCTGAATGTGCTTCTAATATTGAAGCATCTCTTAGTTCTGATAGTGAGTTATATGTGTTTGGTGTGAACATTGTCATTGTCTTACTCCTATTTATTAAGTTGTTGCTAAGTTATACGGTATAACTTAGCTCTCTGGTTGCCAACCGCTTGAGGCGGTGAATCTTTTATCAAACTACAGGACATATTATACGCCCTTTTTATGTGTTTGTCAAGTGTTTGATTTAATTAGTTTTTTTACTCGCCCGCCCGCGAGACCTGTTTCTTTGTTACCAGTATGTCGCCGTTCCTTAGCTTCTGTTTGAACCCTTTCAGCTTAGCTACTCGTTTCTCGAACTCTCGTATGGCATCAGCCTCACTCCATGCATAAAAGTCTGGTATCTTGCCTCTCTCTACCACTCCTTGCACCACCCATTGCCCTTTAATATGCTTTATGTTGCGTGTGTGCCCATACACTCTCTTACATGCACGTGTGCGCACCTGCTTCTTTAATGTAGGGTCTTTAGTGATAGTCGCCGTACTGACAGCGTCAGGCTTGATGTTGTCCCATCTTAAGTTGAGTGGGTCGCCATCTCTACACGGCTTGCGTCTGGGCTTGTTGGTCTTGTGGTCGTATAGCTTCAGACCCTCTGGTGCTACGGTCGTATTTACCCTGTATGCGTTATCAATGCCGCGAGTGTAGTTCCAGTCGCCTCCTGCACCCATATAAAGGTATGCTAGTTGATTGGCAGTGTATTCTTTCCCTAACAGCACTATGCGTACGTATGGGTTGTTCTTCTTAAGGTAGTATGGCACTCTTATCAGCTCGTCTGTCGCTCCTTGTGGCGCTTTCTTTGCATAGAACAGTCGGTATATGTCCGTTTGGTGCCCTTTCTGGTTTTGGGCTTGTGCTTGTGCTGTTAGATACGCCTCCTCATTCACCATATGATACCCTGACAACCTTGCTGGCTTGCGTGGTAGTTTGCTCTTGTCCTTTGCATTGGATTGTTTTGTATGTTTTGGGGGTTTATTTGGTGGCATTACTACTCTACCTGCTCTTTTACCTGCTAGTGAGCCTGTCTGCCACTCAAATGTGCCTTCCTCTGGGTCGTAGTATAAGTGGTGCTTCAGTTGCTCCTGCGTTAGTGGTTGCGCTCGTGCTTGCAGTCGCCGTTCTTTGTCTTGGGTACGTGTACCAGATATTGCATCTTCTATCGCCGTCTTTACGTAATGTTTAAGTAGTATGGTTTCTTTACCAGTGTTAGGGTTGGTGTATATATAGTTAGCCAGTGCTGTTAGTTCATCTATTACTGCATTACGCCTATCTCTTTTCTCTATCTGTTCTTGCACTGATAGTCTTTTTTGCAGTTGTTTCTTTTCCCTCTCTGCTTGCTTACTTAAAGCGTATTTATATCGCCTATATTCATTTGCATGGATTCTGTTTAGTCTTGATGCTTCAGATAGTCCTAAGTAGTATTGTGCTGTTCTTTTTATAGGTTGCATTAGGTTTGTCCTTTTGGGCTGTTTTGAGGCTGTAATTGTAGTACACGTGTCACATAAAAATCAAGATATACGTTGACAATGAACAAGTAAAAATTCTCTAAGGGCACGTAGAACGGGCTTGTGACGGAGTAGGTAAGGCAAAAAATAGTGTTATTAAAGATTTGGAATTATGAGAGAGGAAGAACAAAAAGAAGTAAAAAAACATATATTCCCCTGTGTAGTATGTGTCACAGGGAAAAAGAAGGAATTTTGAAAAACTTTTCTCTCTATATATATATTATAATAATAATAATAATAATAAGACCTTTTTTTTTAATCCCGCACCACTGCTGGGCTCACAGGAATTTTACTTGTTCATTGTCAATGCATTGCGCCTTATTTTCTGTTACACGAGTTTCTCACCTGCTCACTATCCTTATGCTAAACATCACCATCACGCATACATATTACAGACAACTAGCATGTTCTTTATAAAACGATTTAAGGCTCATTTAGGGCAATGTAGCACTTTTTTATTATCAACGCGTAAAGGGCATGCTACTTCGCTTAAATCGCATAGCTTAGTTTAGTAAAAGAAACAGGTATCAAATTCGGCGCGTGGCTGAATTTTAGACAAAAAAAAGCCGCCTTTCGGCGGCTTAGTGTTACAAGTTATACAGTGTATAACTTAGTTAAGGTCAAGAAACATTGTTAAGCGGTTTATAAGCTCTTCAATTTGTGCTTCCGTTAAATTATTAATAACGTTTTTATAAACATTTTCTAAGGTTTGCTTTTCATCTTTTTCATTATCTTTACCTTTAGCCTTAGCCTTAGCCTTAGCCGCCGCTTTGGCTTCCGCCAAAGCCTTTAGCCTTTTAGCTTCCGCTTCCGCTTCCGCCGCCGCTTTATCAGCCTTAATTTTATCTATTGCCGCCGCTTGAACTTCCTTGACCAGTTCCGCCGCCGCTTTAGCTTCCGCCGCTTCCAGTTCCGCCGCTTCCGCTTCCGCTTTAGCAAGTTCCGCCGCTTCCGCTTCCATACGCGCCACTATTTTCTTTTGTGCCGCCGGTTGT